TAGGCTACGACATTCTTGCCGTATGCTTCCTTGGCAAAACTCTCATAGTTGCGCGGCGACCATACGGCTTGACCAGGATTGACCATCAAGAGCTTCGATGCGGCACTTTCCTTGATTGCCGGAACTTGTGGCTGGTTGCGCCGGAACAGGTCGAAAATGCCCATAGAGATAATCCTCAATCGGTTATAGGGCGCGAACGGCAGGGATCGCCTGCGGCGCGGTCATATCTGAAATCGCACTCATTGCGGCGTCTATCATATCATCATGCGTGCCGTTGGGGAATACGGACGCCTCGGACAGGAAATCGGCCAGGTTGTCAAGGCCCCGCATGAGATAGACGTTTCCTGATTGGATGTAAGGCGCGGCATCGAATGCACGGCTAATTTTGTCCACGTTGCGCTGGATGGGAATAATCGGGATGCCTTCGCGCTTGAGCTTCTGGATCAGGCCGGTTCCGCTTACCTTGTCCTCGACTTTGAAGGCTCGCAGCGGCCCCGCATCCGGAAGCGACTTGTGTTTGTTCCAAAATGCGCGAGCCATCGTTTCCAGTTCCGGAGCCTCCCACTTGCCGCGCACCATATCGAGCATGACGATCTGTCCGGTTTGCGTTTGGCCCCAGCATTGGAACACGGAATAATCATTCTGCTCCTTTGTCTTTTGCGCGGTGTCGGCATAGATCGAACGCCACTTGAGCGGCGGCATGGCCTCGTAGTAGCGCCACCAATCATCCTTGAAGATGCCGCCGCCGATAGGCGAGGGGCGTTGCATATACTGGCCTGCAAACACATAGGGGCTTGATGCTTCGAGGCGGTCGAGCATTTCGGGTGGGAATTGTTCCGGCCAGAAAGATGTGCCGTCGTCATTGCGTGCCGGGATGATGAGGCTGTCCCAATGCTCGCCTGATCCACCATTGAGCAGCCAGCCGGAAAGGTCTTCCTCATGGAGCCGCTGCATGATGACGATGATCGGCGTGTCGGGCTTGTTGAGGCGCGATTGGATTGTGGTTTGATACCAGTCAATGACGTTCTGCCGCATGATGGGCGAGGTCGCCTCGCCTGCCTTGTGCGGATCGTCAATGATGATGGCACCGCCGAAGCCGTCTCTCATCTTGCCAGCGCCATAGCCGGTGATTGTGCCTTCCGCGCCTGTTGCATAGACGATGCCGCCATGAGAGGTGCGAAATTCGTCCTTTGCCTTGCTATCGTCTTGAAGTGCAATCCACGGGAAGATCGCGCGATAAGTTTCGTGCTGCATCATGGCGCGGATGTCATAGGCGTTGGATGTAGCAAGGCGCTTTGAATAGCTGGCGTGGATATATTCAGCATCCGGGTGAAGACCGATGGTCCAGGCGATGAATGCCTTGACGGCGATCTCGGTCTTGCCGGATCGAGGTGGCACATTGATGATGAGCCGCTTGATGCGCCCGAGTGCGACTTGCTCAAGGCGACGGCAGATTGCCAATTGATGCTGATTGGGCAGCATGTCCTGGCTGGTGCGGGCGCGGTAGATCGTGCGTGCGAATTTGTAGAGCCGTTGATGGTTCGCGGCCTGTTCACTCGGTGTCATCGTGTATCTTGGCGAGCGCGGCCATCACGGCGGCAGCGACCGGCTCTGGCTTTAGCGATCCATCCTCGTTGGAAATGTCTACGGTCTCACGCCAGCGTGCGCGTGTCTTGAGCCAGAAGATCATCGAGGCGGTATCGCCAGCCATTGCCTTCTTGTAAAGCGCACCGCCGACTGAGGCGTTGGCCTGATCTCGGGCAAGATCGAGTTCCTTGCGATAGTGACGCTGTAGGCTATCGACCGAGATGCCAAGAATTTCCGCGATGATCTCCTGGCGCGTTCCGACCATGCCGTGAAGCTGCACCTTCTGGCGCGTTTCATCGGTAGGTTGATGAGGCGGTCTGCCTAGCTTTTTGGGTTCGGTGGTCATCTAGAAGCCTCTAGTTCTTTTCGCTTTTCAGCGATGGCAACATCATATGATGCGGCGCTGTCTTTCTTCCAATCATAGCGGTTGGAAGCGACATCCTCAAATGTCTGGCCGGTGGATTCGAGCGTGGCCTTGTTGCCGGTGAAGTCCTGCCAGCGCTTGACGGCGACATCGCAATACTTGGGATCGAGTTCCATGAGTCTGGCATAACGCCCATGCTCTTCTGCTGCGATTAGTGTAGTGCCGGAACCGCCGAAGCTGTCCAGCACAACATCACCGCCCTTCGTGTTGTTGAGCATCTGATACGCAAAGAGTGCGACTGGCTTCATTGTCGGATGCTCGCCGTTGCGCGAGGGCTTGTCGAATTCCAAGATGGTGGTCTGCTTTCGGTCGGTAGCCCAGAGATGACTGGCTCCCTCTTTCCATCCGTAGAGGCACGGCTCGTGTTTCCACTGGTAGTCTTGACGGCCCATGACCATTGTTGATTTTTTCCAAATCAAGCATTGACGCACCTTCCATCTGGCGTCATGGCACGCACCACGAAAATTGTATCCTTCCGAATCGGCGTGCCATATGTAAAACACAGCGCCTGGTTTCATGACTGCGTCTGCTGTCACGCACGCATCTCTTAAAAACTGACGGAATTGATCGTTGCCCATTTCATCATTCTGAATTTTCAGAGCGTCTTTTGTCTTTCCCTCATAGGCCACATTATAAGGCGGGTCGGTCAGCCACATATCTACCAACTGATTTTGCACCAACGTCTGCATGGCATCCACGCTCGTACTATCCCCACACATCAGCCGATGCTTGCCCATCAGCCACACATCGCCCAGCACCGTCACCGGATTCACCGGCACCTCTGGCGTGGCGTCCGGGTCGGTTAGTCCATCGGTCTTCTCCGCGAGGAAATTCTCAATTTCACCTGGATCAAAGCCGGTAAGGGACAAGTCAAAGTCCATGCCTTGCAAGTCGCCAAGCTCGACCTTCAAGAGGTCAATGTCCCATTCAGCGTATTCAGCCACCTTGTTAACGCTAAGACGGAACGCTTTGATTTGCGCCTCCGTAAGATCATCGGCAAGAATAACCGGGATTTGTTCTAGCCCAAGTTTCTTTGCAGCTTTGAGTCGTAGATGTCCGTCAACAACAAGCCCGTCTGATTTAGCTATGACTGGAACACGGAAACCATATTCCTTTATGGCTGCTGCGATCCGGTCAACAGCGTGGTCATTTTTGCGAGGATTTCTAGCGTATTCTATGAGCCTTTCAATGGGCCACGTTTCATAGATGAGCATTTAATGCCTCTTTTATAAGAATCGCTGTCACTTGCTGTTTTGACCGCAGAATGTTCTTCCACATAAATGAAGTCGCAGCATCTATCCCATGTGCTTCGGTTTCAACAAACATGATCTCAACCCATTTATGGTGCTTTACGCACAGAGGTATGAGGTTGTCGTGCGAGTTGTCGTGCGTCAGGCGGTAAGGAATGATGTGGTGGATTTGCAAATTATGCGGAGTGCCGCAGACAGCACAGAACGGAAAAGACGCCAACGCTTTTTTCCGCGCCTTTGCCCATTGACTGCCACGCCCAGTGGTCCTGTCTGTCCTGCAAAGCCACCGCTCATAGCAAGGCCTAGAGCAGAAATTGCCAGAGGCATTACCTTTGAGAGAAGATTGTATAATTGTAAATTGATCTCCGCAACATTTGCAAGTGCGTAAAATTCTATGATGTGCCGAGTAGCACTCCGGTGAGCAATATTGCGCTTTTGCTGATTTGCACTTTGACCCGCATTGCTTGCAATCTCGCCTGATCGCCACTGCCTTTCTCTTTGCCGCTGTTTTCAGTCCATTGCGGCTCGCGTTACACCGTACGCATGTTGTGGATGCGTTATCTTTTCTGACAGTTTCCTCCCGAGAGCAGGTGTCACATTTGCGGATGCGAGTGTATGGCATGGTTAAAACTGAACATCCTTTTTAGTGCCGCAGAATGTTTCGGATGCGGAATGATTTTTTGATGAAGAAAGTGCCGTCACGGCAAGTTCAATGTATCGCGGAATCGGTTGCTTGCCGGTCTCGTAGGCGCGGAACGTCATGCGGGAGAGGCCAAGAGCCTCTGCGGCCTGGCGCTTGGAGAGGGCGATTGAGGTGCGCCATTGGATGAGTTCGTC